TCACACCCCACGCCGTAGATCCCGCAGCGCTGCCCTTACCCGCGTCTTCTGCGGGTCCTTCGCCCTGGGCTTCTTTGCCGCCGGCGGGCGGATTGGCGCCAGCGCTTCCTTGACCCGCTCCAGCTCCTTCGCCCCCGCCTCGGCCAGACGCCGGGCCTGCTGCAGCTGTTCGGGTGTCGGCGGCAGGCGAGGCAGCGGCGGTAGGGGTTCCCTCGGGGAGTCGTCCACCATCCGAGCCACAGCGGCTCGCAGCCGCATCTCTGGGTAGAGCCTGGCCGCGCACCACCGCTCGGCGTAGCGCTTGCCCTGGTCGACGCTCGCCGCCCATACATCCTTGGTCTGCCACATCTTCCGGGCATCGAGGTGCACGCGCACCCCGCGCTCCTTCGCCGGCGAAACCTGGGCGATCTGTCGGCCACTCCACCACAGCACCCAGGTGTCCCTCAGCTGGACCCAGCCGGAGGGTGGCGGTGCGGTGCGGAAACCTTGATAGCCGTGCATGGGAAGCATGGCCGGAAGGATACGGCCGGCGGTCTCACAGGACGCGATTCCTAAAGGGCGAGATCTGAACGATTCCGACTCATCCTAAAGGAAAGGGACGACGGTTCAGCTCTACCCGCCAACCTGAATGTTGCCCAGAATCTTCGCCAACTCTTCTTCGGTGAGCGGCGGGAATTCGGGGCAGGCCGGATTGTCTTCGCCAAGAAGATCCCGACAACTTCCGCAACGTTCGGCAACCCAACCAGCAGGCTCTTTGCGGCTGCAAAGGATGCCCCCATCGTGATCACGTCATCCACCACGACAATGGTCCGTGCTACAGGGGGAGGAATCAGACTGTGATCAACCGTCAGGGTTTCGCAGAGTTCGGCAGGCGTTAACCGCGACCCTGAGTGCTGCGAATCGCGCGCTTCTGTCTGAATCAACAGTTGACGGATATCGACATTGGGCACACCCAACGCCATTCTAGTCAGAACCTTCAACATTCGATCGTCGTATTCGGCATGACCAACAGGCTTGGAGCCCGGCATCGGCACAAAGGTATGCGATCCGACGGTCTGCCGAACGTTGATTGCTTTGGCTAGCGTGCTACCCCAGTACTCAATCGCCTGCCTCTTGTAGTAGAGCTGACCGTCACTGACAGTTGGCTTCTTCTTCAAATTCAGGATTCGTTGATTGGTGTCGCTGGCCGCGTAGCCGCCTTCACTGGTGTACTCACCGTAGTGCCAACAACGATCGGCAGTCGCCAAGTGCGTGTGGTATCGGGGCTCAAGAATCTGTAGGCGCATTTTTACCCAGAGCTTCCATGATCTCGGTTACGTTGCGAACGCGAATTGCACCCTGCGCCTCGTATTTCTTAGGCCAGCTCAAGTCGTCGCGGCGGAAACAGCTGTCGAGAATGAACAGCTTTCTGCCCTGAGCCAAGGCTGCCCTCGCTTGCACGAGCGTGCCAGACGTATTCCCAGCCTCCACGATGATCGTCGCCTCTGTCAGCGCTGACATCGTTACGTTCCTGGCGGGGAAGAACAGACTATTGGCCTTGTAGTGCTGCTGCTTGTAACGCAAGAAAGGCACTTGCGAGATCACGAGGTGATCCTTGGCCAAATTCTCTTGTAGAGCGGCGTTTTCACGGGGGTAGTAGTCGAAAAGAGGGGTCCCGATCACCGCGATTGTTCGGCCACCAGCCTCCAGTGCGCCTGCGTGCGCCGCAGAGTCGATACCACGCGCCAACCCAGACACCACCGTGTATCCGTGCCTCACCAAGGCCTGGGCGATGCGTCGGGCATTGGCGGCCCCTTCGGGCGACGGATTGCGAGTTCCGACGACGGCAACGCTACGCGTGTCGACAAGCTCCCAATCTCCCCTGTAGTACAGGAGCTCTATCGGATGGTCAGCCTCTCGCAACTTCGCGGGGTACTCGCCGGCGCCGTGAACGCGAACTCCGACCTCTTTGAGCCGCTCCACTCCAACTTCTTCGAGCAGACGCCTCCAGGTATCACGAACCTCGAGCTTCGAAACAAGCTCAGACGGCACTCGTCCAGGATTACTGGCGAACAGGTGCGCAATATTCTTGAACCAAGCCCCTTGTCCCAGCCACAGCGACTCGTAAGCAGCCATCTCGCGACGGAGCTCAATCGGTGGAGCTGAAAACAGTGAAAAGTCAGAGACTTGGTTCATCTCGGGCTGCTGTGAGCATTCTACTAGCATAGATTCCTCACCCAAACGTCCAGTGTGCAGGGGGAACGGCCGACCAATCCGGCCGACCTACTATGTTAACGCTTCTGCGTCGTCGCCACCTGAAAGGCGTGCGATCTGCCGAAGGTTGCCATAGCTCCATATGCCACGATTGCCTTGTATCGGCAAGTCATCCTACGTGAAGGTGCCGGCGCGGCGCTGCTCAGGCGCCTCCGGGTCGAGCGGCCTGGGGCCCCGGATCCGGCACAGTAATACTGCCCGCAGCCGCTGACCGGCGCCATCGGGCAACCACCCACTGACGCTCAGGGTTCTCCCTACGCGGCCAGCCGGTGCTCGTAGAACGGGTGCCGCTTGTCGTCAAAGATCCGGTACAGCGCCGCCAGGTCGGCAGGATCAGGGTTCAGCCAGGCGTCGACGTGCTCAGGCTTGATGTTGATGATCGTCCGGTCGTGGCCGGCGGCGGCCACCTCGGGTTCCGGGTCGTCGGTGATCGCGGCGAACGACAGTAGATCCGGCTCCTTGCCGGCCGGGTCCACCCAATGCGACCACAGGCAGGCCACCAGCATCGGCTCGCGCGTGCGCGGGGTGAACTGCACCACCTGGTTCTTGCCGTCCGGCCCCTCCACGTTCTCGTAGAAGGTATCGACCACCATCAAGCCGTGGGTGTGGCCGAAGGCCGGCGCCCAGAACTTCTCCAGGCTGTCTCGGCGGGCGTTGTAGGTGCCGGGGAAACGCTGGTCGTAGTTGGCCGGCTTGCCGGCCAGTCGGCACTGATAGCGCATCGGCTTGATCGTCAGCTTGCCGCCGTCGGAGACAATCACCGGGGCGTAGACCCCGGGGAATATCCGGCTGTCCCGGTCCTTGCCCTCGGCGCGCTTGAGGTCGGCCAGCTTGCCCATGGCGCGCTCGATCTTGTTGCCGGCGATCCGCACGTCCTCCCGGGCCTTCTTCGTCTCCTTGGCCTGCAGCGATCGCTCCGCATCGGCCAGGCGCTTGCGGTTGGCGAAAAGCTCCTGCTCCAGGATGGCGGCCTCGGCCAGGTTCCACTGCTGGATCTCCGCCCACACGGCCCGCTCTGCCGCGCTGGTGCCGGCTCGGAACGCGTCATCCATCGCCTTCGGGGTCTTGGGCCGCTTCTTGCCCGGGTCGTGGGCGTAGAGCGCGGCGAACTCCTGAAGCGACACGGTGGCGCCGGTCATGCGGACCAGCTTCTGGTAGGCGGCTTCGATCTGGGCGGAATAGCACATGGCGGCAATCTGGCCGCAGCCCGTGTTTAGCCAGCGTGAGGCCGAGCCTCAGTGACCGGTCACATCGATGAGGACGAAGTGCCCGGACGCGCTGAACTGCGTCACGTTGTCGGCTTGGGGGATGAGGGCCGCAGCTCCGGCGTAGTAGAACCGCCCCGCGCTTCCGGAGCCGGTTCCGTTCCCTTGCGGCCCCGCGAGCCGGAAGCCGACATTTCGCTCGATTCTCTGGCACGAACGCGACGAGATCACCCCGTAGCGCCGCCCGGTCGGAACCTGCACATAGGCGCCCCCGGCCGCATCAAACGGTGACGTGGTCACGCCCACGATGCGCAGCGGCTTCGCCCAGGAGGCAAACGCCAGCTCCCCGGTGTGCTCGCGGTAGACCTCGATGCCAGTCTTGCCGGGCGTCCCCGTCACCACCGAGTCATACACCCACACCGTGCCAAACACCGTGGTGGCGCCGGTGTAGGCCGTCACGCGCCAGTTGTTACCACCCAGGTTCGTCAGCACCACGCTTAGCCCGAAGTTGGTGTTCGGCCCTGTGACTGCAACGACGGGGCTCTTGGCCTGAAAGTCCCTGGTGACGTATCGGGTCACGACGACGCCGGACACCTCGTGCGCGACAGCACCAGGCTCGTTGATATCGAATTTGTGCCGCAAGTGGAAGTTGAGCAGATCGCTGCGAACCTGCACCGTCCCCTGTGGGGTGTATGCCTCAAAGCCTGCCGGCATATCAGTGAACTCCGTAGAAAACAGTGGCTGGAACCAGCGTAAAAACGGGCTGTCCGTTGCCATCCACATCCGTGCCCCAGTACACCCTGCCGTCGGAGTACCACACGGTTGGCGTGCGGCCAGGCTGTGCCGGCGGCGGCACCACGTAGAAAAAGAAGTCCCCAGGCGGCAGAGGCCCAACCCATGCAGAGTTTCCGTGCACTGCATCGGTCTGGACTGTGCCAAGGAAGATGCCCAGGCGCGTTGTGTAATCAATCTCCAGCGAACCATCTGGATTGAACGTCTGAATGCCTGCTGGCATTGAAGCTGCTCCTGTCCCAGTAGAGATGGGCAGGCAGGAGGGAGCCCCTCCCGCCTGTTGTCACGGCCAGTAACCCATGCGCGTAGCAAGCTGCCCATTTGGGTAGTAGGTACGCCAGTTACCGTCGCTGTACTCCGTGCGCTGGCCACCCGAAGGAGACGAGACGCGGAACACATCGGCCAGCACATCGAACGAGCTGGTCTCTCCGGTTGCTGCCAGGGCGATGCCTGCGATCTTCTTGTCCGCCCGCACGTCCACACCCCAGCGGGCGCTGGCTTCGTTGCCGCCCGGTGACCACGTGGGCGGCTGGGTTGCACCCTCAGCCACTTCGGACAACATCGGCCGCATGATCCAGAAAAAGGGGTCTGCCTGCCCCATTCCCTGGATGCGCAGCCGCACCGCCATCGACACGGTTCCCGATGGCGCCTTGGCGATGCCGAACCCACGCGGGAAGGTTGAGATAGGCCCGCTGGTCAAGCCTGCAGGTTCCATGTCCGGCGTGCCGACGCTGCCGATGATCTGCCCCAATCCGTTGAGAAACTCGGCATAGAACAGCACCCGGCAACGGTGCGAGTTGACCACCGCTGAGATGCAGTACGTCTTTCCCGCCTCTGCCGGCAAGGTATCCCCAGCGGTGGCAAAAGCGTTCGAACCATTTGCCCACGTCCCTGGCCGCATCGCCGACAGCGCGCTGGTCATACCCTGCGGGATGTAGTTCGCATTGCCGGAAGTGTTTCCGAAGTTGCCAAACCCCTCCGGTGCCAGCCATGCCCACGGCGTCGCCGCCCAGTTCGGGAACGTGGAATTGGACAGGAGGTTGCCGCCTGAACCCTGGTTGCGGACCTGGACTTCCATGGTCGCCACCACCGTAGCGTCAGCCTTTTCACCGAGACCCGCCTGCACCCCTTGGATCGCGATTGCATTGGCGTTGATCTTCCCGTCGTGCTGCTGCACGGCCGCCTGCATCTGATTGAAGGCACTGGCGTTGACATCGCCCACTTGCGTTTTCAGGTTGGTCAAGTCGGTAGCAGTGGCGTCCAGCTTCGAACCCTGCTGGGTAACCGTAGTGCTCAGTCCGCTGATCGCCGAGGCATTGCTGGTGATGGCCAGTTCTTGCGATATGTCGTAGAACTCCACCCGGTCCACCAACACGACAGCGTCCGCCGTTCCCTGGCGGACCACCCACAGCTGCGACATGACGTCCGTCCGGTCATCGCCGATGGGGTGCTCGAACACATACCGCGTCCACGATGTGGTCAGATCCGGCGAGGTCTGGTCGTTGTTGCCCTCGCCCGCAAGGGAGCGCATACGGCAGCGAGCGGTGACCCGCGCAGAACCCGACACCAGCTTGGCGACCACTACCGTGCGCATCCTGCGTCCGGGCTTGCCCGTTGCGATTGGAGACCAGCGATTCCCATTTGCGAGGATGGTCGGGCTCGTCGTGGTCGCTGCCTTGTTCTCAATCTGCACCGCTGCGCCTTGCTGGCCGCCGGTAGCTACCCACGTGATCTGCCCATTGGTTGCGCTCGCTCCCAGTACGGCCCACGGGGCAATGCCACCGTCGAACATGGGGTTTGCGTTCAAGTTCTCGCCACGGTTGAAGCTGCTGGTGATGCTGGATTGCAGGTCAGTCAGCTGGTCCGCCTGCGCGGTGATCTTCCCTTCGGCCTGGCTCACACGTCCGGTCAACCCGGTGATCGCCGTGGCGTTCGCCTGCACGTCCGTCTTTACGGCGTCCACCTCGGTAACGTCCGTGATGGTGATGTCATCCAGTCGGATGCGGCAGCCTGGTACGCGAACCGCCGTGCCGGTCCCGCCCTGCATGCTGATGAACAGGCGGGCCTGCGCCTTGTCCGCCGCCGTCGTGATGTACCCGGTGATACGCGTCCATGCCGTCTTCGACAACGTGCGCACCGGCGTATTGACGGTGGGCCAGCTGTTGCCCGAGCCACCTGCGCCGGCTTGCGACGACTGAACGCCGATGCGCAGCATGCTCGTGTTGTCGGCAGGGATATCCATGCTGCTGGCGTGCAGGGCCGCATATGCCTCCACGTACAGCCGGCGCACGCCGTTCACTGGCTGGAACTGCTGGACCGGGTAGCAGTCCGCGTTGAGGTCCGGCCGGGTGTCCTCGACCACATTGATATCGAGGCCGCGACTGCCGTTGCGCCTTCCCTGCGCGTTGGCGGTGAAGGTCGTGCCGTACCCCGCGCCGAGTGACTGGCCTTCCGGGAACTGCTCGAACGAGCCCGACGGGAACAGACTGCTGGTTCCCGCAAGGGAGGTCGTCATCTCCGCCTGCAGCTTGGTTACCGAAGTGCCCAAGGTTTCCACCTTCCCTTCCACGGTGGTGGCGCGCGTTGTCAGCTGCTGCACCGCCTGAGCGTTGGCAGCGGTCAAGGTGGACACGTCGGTTACGTCACTGCGCAGGCCGGTGATCAATGCAGACTGCGAATCGACCCGGTTACCCAACTCACTGACCGTTGCGGTGAGGCCGGACACCGCCGAGGCCGTGGCGGTGATCGTGCCCTGCAGCTGTGCGCCGCTAGGCATCCAATTGGTTGCAACGGATCCCTGCTGGAACATCACGTTGTCGATCTCGATCCAAACGCTCTGCGACGCTGGCGCCGTCAACCGGCCAACATAGATCCGAGCGCGGTCAGCAGTCGCTACGCTGGTGCGCGCGGGCAGCACGAGACGCTGCCATGTGCCGTCCATCAGCGTAGGCGGTAATGTGGTTGTGGCCACGATGCCGTTCTGTGCGTTGCGCCACTGCACGATGATCTGCGCAGTGCAGCCGGCGCTACCACGCACATAGCTGGACAGGACGTAGTCAGTGTTCGAACGGATGCGCGGCAGGTTCGATCCGCCCCCGCTGTCGACGTTGTTGAGGCCGATCCACTGATTGGCGGCGCCGGTGGTTGCCTCCAGACGTACAGCGCGACCGCCTCCGGACAGCGGCGAGGCAACGTATCCCACCGTGACCGTCGGTGCCGCCGTCTCGACGTTCCAGGCCGTCGGCACCGTGATGGCGCTGGGACTTTCCTCAAAACTGCTGTTCGGCAAGAGGTTGTCCCCACCGATGTTCTGGAGCGACACATTCAGGCTGGTGATCGACTGCGCCAGCGCGTTGGTGGTCGTCGCGGTTGCCTCCTGCAGCGCCGTCACCGATGCCGCGGTGGCCAGTGATCCAGCCCCGGCCGGCATCCGCGCTTCCATGGTGCTGATGCGCTGCACCTGGGCCGAGTCGGCAGCCACGCGGGCGCGCAGCTCCTCGTAGGCAAGGCCGGCGGTAAGCTGGGCCGGATCCGTCCCGGTGTAGTTCCCGCGCATCTGCACCGCCAGGGTGTTGCGCTGCGTGGCCTCGGCGGCGTCTGCGGTGATACGGGCTTGGGTTTCCTCCTGCACCAAAGCCACCGACGCGCCAGGCTGCGGACGCCCCACAGCGACGTAGTCGACCAGGAAATAGTTGGCCACCGTCTGCGCGGTTCCCAGCTGCAGGCGGATCGCGTCGACCGTTGCCGGCCACCAGGCAATGTCCTGCACGTCCACCGTGGCCACGCCGTTCACGTCCCACGCCGGTTCCGGGATGGCTGCGCGCTTCTGGGTGTTCCATGCCTGGTCGGTTGCGGTGATCCACTGCAGGAAGCCGCCCCACGTCGGCGTGCCTACGCGCTTCACGCGCAGCTTGACGAAGCGATACGCGCTGCCGTCAATCGCCAACGCAACCGGCGACTGAATCCACGGCGCGGTAGCGTGGTTGGCCGGCCGCAGCCAGCCATCCACGAGGGTCGGGGCACCGTTGCCAGTCCACCCTTCGGTGGTTTGATTGAACGGCCACAGCTTGATGCTGTCGAACTGCGTCCCGCTGCCGGCCGCAACCTCCGAAACCGCGCGCGCCAGCGATTCATCGGCGCTCTGCCGCAGCTGCTCCTCCCGGGTGATCGCCGCTTCGCGGGCCAGCTTTTCATTGAGGATGGCGTCAATCCGCGCCTGCGCCTCTGCACTGACCGCCTGCAGGGCCTCGGTCACACCCTGCTGCCGCAGCAGCGCCTCGGCCACCAGGTCCCGTGCAGCTTGTGCCAGGCCCTCGGCACGCGCCGCTGCCTCATCCGCAATCGCCTGGATGCGCGCATTGATTTCCGCTGCCAGCTTGGCCTGCTGCTCTGCAAGGTCGGCCGAAGTGGTCGGCGGGGTGACACCCACCACGGTCCCCGAACCGGTCTTGCCGCGCACAGTCGGCGTGATCTGGAACCACCACGTGTTCCCGCTGCCGTCGCTGTAGACGTAGCGGGTTTCGGTGGTGCGGTGGATCTCGGTCCACGGGCCGTTCTCGTTTTCGCTCCGCGAGATGACGTAGATCACCCCCTCCAGGTCGACGGCATCCCATTCCAGGACAACACCGTCAGCGACCGGGGTGGGGGTAACGCCGTTGGCCGGCGGCACGTCCGACGCCTTGAAGGCCACCGGAAACCAGGTCGAAAAGCGCGGCGCCACCGGAGACACGGACGGCAGCGCGCCCACGCCGATTTCCACCAGCGTGAGTTTCCTTGCTTGCATTGCTGATTACCTCGCGTTGAGTGCTTCGCGCAGCGCCGAACTGCTGGCGTTGCGTACGCCTTGGGTGGTGGTCGAAACAAGCTGGCGGAGCAGCTGGTTCTGCTCGGCGAGCAGGTCGTTGCCCTTCTGAACTGCGGCGGTGGTTTGGGCCTGGGCGTTGTTGTCCACCACCAGGTCGAACACAGCACGGCTGAAGTTGTCCGGCAGCGCCTCGATGGCGTCTGCCAGCGCCCCCATGCTCGTCCCGTCCTGCTGGTTGAGATCCCCGACCTTCATCCCGTCAATTAGGCCGGTCACCTGGCCGTACAGACCGTTGTAGTCCTGGCCGCTGGCGTAGAGGTTCCGACCGAAGCCGAGAGCCGCCTGCGCGGCTGCCTGCGCGGCGCTGGTGTCACCACCGGCTACCGCCCTCTGCAGCTCATTCATCGCCTCGCCCAGCTTCTCCTGGTCCGTCAGCGGCGAAAGGTCACTGATCGACAGGCCGTACTGCATGGCCTTCTTGTCCTTGTCGATCTGCGCCTGCAACTTGCCCATGTTCGTGGCGCGCAGAGCCTCGATCTTGGCCAGGTCTTCCGCCCGGGCGCCGGACAAGCCGAGCGCCTTGGCGTAGTCGTTGGCCGCCTTTACTTGCTGGCGATACGTGCGCTCGATGGTCAGCGCCTGCGACTGGTACTGCGTCAGGTTGGCCGTCATCAGCTGGGTGCTCACGTCGGCCATGAGGCTGGCGTAGTTCCCCAGCAGGCCGGTCACCTTCTGCACCTGCGTGGCAAGATCGGTGCCGGCAACGCTGGCCAAGTCCTGGAAGTAGTCAACGGCCTTGTTGACCTTCTCCACCTCCATCCCGTTGAGGGCGCGGCCCAGCTCGTCGGCGTTGCCCACCGCCAGCGCGATCGAAGCACTGAGGGCCGAAAACACATCCGACGCTTCGAAGTAGCCATCCAGCTGGCCGCCGAAGCCCGCTGCCTTCACCGCCTCGGTGAACAGGCGGTCCGTCATGTCGGCCAGATAGGCTTCCAGCTGCGCCTTGGCCTCGGCCGAATCGGCAGACAACTGCATCTTGCCCAGCGACACCTTCACGCCGGCCAGTTGCCCGGAGAGATCCACGCCCAGCTGCTTGGCCAGGTCAGTGGCTGCGCCGCGCACCTGGCGAGCCGCCATGTCGAACGTGCGATCGATGCCCGGATCCAGCGCACCGTACTGCGTCCATTTCTTGTCCGAGCGGAACAGGCCACCCTTGGCCTTGATATCGGCATAGGACTGGCCGTTGAAGCCACCGAACCCGTAATCGCCGGTGATGCCCTGCCCGGTCACCTTGGGCGCGCTCCGACCGAACAGCTTGGCGTGGATGCTGGAGCCCGACAGGATCGAGGCGACCTTGTCGTTGAAGCCCAGCCCACGGAACCCCTTATCGGCCAGGCCGACGGCGCCGGCGGTGGCGATCTTGCCTGCCCAGCTTTCGCCGTTGGCAATGTCCCACCCCTGATCGAACAACTCGGCATTCTTCAGCATGCCGGCGACGATCCAGCCGATGATCGGGACCGCCGCCGCCGCGGAGCCTGCAGCGCCAGCTGCGCCGGCACCGGCGCCGGCACTGCCGCCGCCAACCAGCCCAGAGAAGCTGGAGCCAGTCATCCCGGCCATGCTGGTCACATCGCCGAAGCCGGTAAGGGTGCCCGCCGAAGCGCCGGCCGAGCGGCCGAAACCGAACAGGCCCTGCCCCTTGGAGAGCAGGCCGGCCACCGTGCTCACGTTCTGACCGCCCGCCGCCGAGCCGTTGCCGCCGAACAGGCCCATGAGGCTCTGCAGGTTCAGACCACCGCCCTGCCCACTGATCCCGTTCATGATCTGGGTCTGGATCGGGATAATCAGCTTCTGCTGCAGCAGCTCCCGGGCAATGTCCCGCAAACCCTGCTTGGCTACGTCCTTGAGGTCGTCCCACAGACCGTTGAAATCGCGCAAGCCTCTGGCCGCGAAGTCTGCCAGTGCATCGGCAGCACCATCCACGCCGTCCAGAACCACATTCGCCCAAGCCTCGGCATTGGCCGCTGCTTCTTCCACCTGGATCGACAGCGCTGCGGACGCGTCGGCCGCGGCCAGCATCGCCCGCTCGTACGCCTCGTAGGACGCGACACCCTTCCGCCTGGCCAGTTCTTCCTTGCTGCCCGCCGCCTCCACTGCTCGCTGCAGCTCCTGCCGCATGTCGCGCTCATTCATCATCTGCCGGCGCGCCAACTCCCTCGCGCGCCCAACCTTACCGAGCATGGCCACCTCGGCGTCCATGGTCGCCAGCAGCGCTTCAGGGCTGGACAGCGCCTTGTTGATCTCAGCGCTGGACAGTTCGAGCGCCTTCTGCGACTCCAGCACCAGAGTGTTGTACGCCGCGCGCTCGATGCGCCCCTCCTTCAGCGCCTCCTTGAGCTTGTCCTCCAGTTGCTTCTGGCGCTCGGTGGCTTCGGCCAGCGGCCCGGCCATGGTCGCGGCGGCCATCGCCGCCTGCTCGTTGTAGCGCTTGGTCGCCTCCGCGTCGGCATTCCGGTCCTTGGCGCCGGCGCGCTCACCGGCAGCGGCACCCTTGCGCGATTCGGTGAAGCTCTTCTGCGCGGCAGCCAACTCGGTCTGCAACCTGATGTACTGCGCACCCTGCTCGATGTACTGCTTTACCTTCGGGTCATCGCGCTTGGAGAAATCGACGCCGCCGGCTTGGGCCTCCTTGAACCAATCCGCAACGTCCAGCTTCGCCACCTCGCCCGCGCTCTTGCCAACGCGCGCGAGCTGTCCCGGCAGCGACTGCATCGCCGATGCGATGCGCTTCCCTGCCGCACCTGCCGAATCCCCCAGGACGTTGAACGAGCCCGACAGCGCATCGGTCGCGCTCTTGGCCTGAGTGGTGGCGACATTCAACGATTCAAGAACACTGCCCTGCCGCTCGGTTTCACGTGCGAGCGTTGCGACACTTGCGGTCTGTTCCACCATACGGCCACGGAATCGATCCGCGCCGGTTGCACCCTCGAGCACTTTGGCATTCGCCTGTTCGAGCCGTGCACTGAACTCGTCCGCGCTGATCTTGCCGGCCTTGAGTTCGTCAGCCAAACCGCGAATCGAAGCTGCGTATACGTCCGAGTAGGAGTTCGTGATACCCCTCTGCGACTCCAGCGCCATGTCGCGGATGGTTGCAGTGATCTGCTTGTAACCCTCCTCAATCTTTTTCTGCCGCTGGAGAATCTCGCCCGCTTGCTCCTGCCGATTTAGCTCTCGGAACTTCTCGATAGCCACGTCGGCTGTGGCGTTGAAGTCCACCAGCGCTGCCGACGCAGTATTGGTGTTGTCCCGGAAGATCAGCCAGCCGGCGGCAGCGGTAGCCAGCATCGTAACAATGCCGGCAGGCCCGCCCAGCATTGCCAGGGTGGAAGCTCCCGCTCGTGCGGCCCAGCTAGCGCTTGCTGCCGCTGACTGGGTCTGCGCCTGGGCCAGCAGCAGCGTCGCCTGCCGGTGCTCGAGAGTTGCAGCCGCAGCCTTGGCGCTAACGGATACGCTCCCGCCGATCACCTCCATTCGGCGCACTTCTGCCTGCGCATCAAGCATGGCGGCCCGAGCGCGGAGCTCCAGCTGCTGTGCCGAAGCCAGGTTCTGAGCCGCGGCCGCCCGGTCAGCAGCCATCCCAGCGTTTGTGGCCGCCACTCGCGCAAGGAGCGCCTTCAACAGTGGCCCCGATGCCACTGCAGCACCTGCAACGGCGACCATCTGTAGGTTGTTGCCGAGCGCGCCAATACCAGCGGCGAGCGCCTGCGATGCGCCGGTCGCCTCGTCGGCCCTACCGATCATGACCTGTAGATTGTTGTTGAACAGAGTCAGTGACTGCCCAACTGTGGCGGCCATCTTGCCGAACGCCTCGTCAACGGCACCGGCTTGGCTTTGCAGCGCGGTGATTACCTGTTGTGACGACAGCTTGCCGGCCGCACCGAGTTCACGCAGTTTCCCGATCGGTACGTTCAAGCCCTTAGCGATGGCCTGAGCCAGCGCGGGAGCCTGCTCAAGCACCGAATTCAGTTCCTCTCCTCGAAGCGTTCCGGAGGCAAATGCCTGGCCGAGCTGAACCAGCGCGGCGTCGGCCCCTGCTGCGGACGTGCCGCTGATCACCATCGTCTTGCTGATCGTTTCAACGACTCGCGCCAGCTCCCCACCGGACAGCCCGAGGGCTTCCTGGTTCATCGCAATCCGCTGGTAGAGTTCTGCAGTGGCCCCAAGAGGCTGTCGAGCGGCACCAGCGATTCGGACCACGTCAGCCTGCGCGGCAGCAAACTGCGCCTGCCCCTGAGTGACCAACCGCAGCCGGTTGTTGAGATTCGTCCATTCGTCCGCCTTGCCAACTGCGGCTTTGACGGCTACCAGTGCGGAGGTGAGTCCCACGGCCTCAAACGCAACGCGCCGGAAGCCGGCAGCGACCTCATCGGCTCCACGCCGGGACGCGTCCGACATCGATGCTTGGATAGTCGCCATATCGCGCTGAACCACACGCGCAGCCTTCCCACTGTCGCGCTCGAAGGATCCGGACTTCAGCAACAGGTCAACGGTAAGGGTGTAGAGGCTCATCGCTTTTCCAAAAAAAAAGCCCGCACAGGGCGGGCTTTGAGACTGATGGAGGGGGGGCTTAGCGAATCGGGATTTCCGACCCGTTGATGGTCATGTCGGTCACGATTCCAGCTGCGTTCGTGATACAGGACGCCGAGGCCGGCTGCGCGGCCCCGCCTTTTGTAGCCAAGATCAGGCCTGACCCTGCCGGCCAGGAAAAATAGTGCTCTCCAGCCGTTCCCCAGTCCTTGGAATACGGGACCTTCGTAGCACTTGGATTATCCGAAGCCGACTGAATTGCGCTCATGCAGTTCAACAAGGCTCTCTTTGAGCCGTCATCCTTGGGCGACGAACAACCAGCCAACGCCACAAGCAGCAACGGTGCGAACAACTTCCCAAAGTTCATAGAACCTCCCTAGATTTTCAGGGATCATGCCAGCTACGCAGGGACTTCCTCAAACTCCATGTACCCGGAGAAGTACTGGCGGCTGATGTTCTCGGCCGAAGGCAGCTGCGTCGGGTAGCCGTAGAGTGCTGATCGGGCGGCCAACAGCGGATTGAACGCCTTGGTGCTCATGTCCCGGTACTGCGGAATGACACAGGATCGGCGACGGCCAGCCAGCGCCGCGCCGATCATCTCCCAATCGGTCCCGTTCAAACCGCCTCCGCGCACAACGTCCGTTGCCCGGCCGGATAGGTTGCAAGTCAGTCTGCGGTACAGCGCACCTGGAACCGTGTTGACCTGGCCGCCCTTCGTGCGCGTGTGCACGCTGGTATCGATCGTGGCCACCGCCCAACCATCGGTGATCCCCACGTCCACAGCCTGAAAGATCGCGATCTCGCCTACATCCACGTTCGTTGCGGTCGTGGCAATCTCGACCGACACCGTCGACAGCAGTGGAGCCTCCTCGGGAAACAGCCAGGCGCACACGCTGCCGTCCGGCAACCTCACCGTAGTGCCGGTCGCGCCGGCGGCGGTGACAGGCACGCCCGGGGGCAGGTTGAGTCCGAGCACGGCGACGATGGCCGGCACCACGGCATCGGCGAGGGTGATCGTGATCGCCAGCGAACCCGTGCGCCGGATTCGCGATGCCCGCCCTGGCTTGCCATCGAAGAGCGCCGAGCCCTGATCCGCGCTCAGCCAGGTTCCACCGGTGAGGGTGACTGTCTGGACAGCCGGCATTCCATATCCAATCAGCACGTCTTCATCCCCACACCGTCAGCACCACGTCCCCCGTGGCAGGGTTGCGTTCCACGCGCCGCACCAGCACCGGCTTGCCGTCTTCGAGGCCGTAGCGGCTGTAGGTGAGCCTGCCAATTTGCCCCGGCAGCGGCGCCAGATCCTGATCACCACGCACCGCGAGCTGGTAGAAGTAGCGCTGCACCTGGTACATGCCAAGGATGCGGTCGATCTCAATCTGCGCATCGGCTGCATGCCAGAACAGCGAGACCACAGGATCGGCAGCCTCAGCCCGTTGGTAGTGAGCGTGCAGCGGGCCTGCCCCGTATACCTGCCCCCGGAAAAGCCCGGTCAGCTCGTCGCGGCGGGGCTGCGGCACGTCGACCACGTCGGTGACCAAGTCGGATGCAGCCAGCGCCTGACCATTGGGCCGGTATGCCATGCGCCGGGTCAGGTTCGGTGCATCGTCGGGCACCATGACCAGATCTGCCGCCAGATCCGCCTCGGACAGGTCGAAGGCAAATTCGCCCACGTGCGCCTCGGGAGCGGTCACGCGCACGAAGCGCAGCACACCCGCTGGATCTTGATAGCAACCTGCCCCGTAGCTGGGCAAGATCGCGTTCAGCGCCGCTCGGCCCGTGATGGCCGTTCCCGCGTAGTAGCCGATGCCCAGATAGCCCGAGACCAGGTCAATCACCGCGCAGTCACTCGATGACCAGGCAGCGCGACCGAGGCGCGCCATTATGTCGCCCACCGCCTGCTCCAGCCGGGCCGGCATCATGCCCCCGCCGATGCTGGAAGCGTCAACAACGACCGGCGTCACCGGCGGGGACTTCAACAGCAGCTGCTGACCGTCGGGCGCCTCGTTATAGGTGTTGGTCTCCATCAGGTCGCCGCGATCCATCACGGCGTTGATGTACACCCGGCCGTCCGCCACAAACATGGAGGTCGCATCCGAGTTGGCCCCCATCGCCGGGATGCTGGCCACTGCGCCGATCACCACCGGCTGCGGCTTCCACGCCAGCGAGGCAATGTTCGGCAGGAACACGCCCCGGTTGATCGTCTCGTCCAGATAGTCGTGCGCATCGCGCAGGTGCAGCGTCTTCGTGCCGTCGTCGTTGACCTCGACTTGCTCGATCGCACAGCGAAACGCGGGCATGGCGTCGGCTCGCATGCCGCTTTCAGAGGCCAGCAGGATCTGCACCGAGCTGCCAGAGGCCCCCGTTCCTGCCATTCCGTCCAGCAGGCCATCTGCATCGACCACGACACACTCGGCCGCCGCAGCCTGGGACACCGGATCACCGCCCCATGGCCAGAACGCCAGTTCCTGTATCAGGTTGACGCCCTCGGCCACCAACCCCTCATATCGGGCGTTTGCGGGGCTATCGCCCGGGGCCGAAAGCCAGTCAACGTCGGCCAGGCGCGTGGCCGTGGCAGCTGCAGTAGGGAACCGCCAACCGGCCGCCGCCGCTTCGCTACGCGGCCCCCACTGCCCCGCATTGACCGCCAAGCAAAGACCGCCGGCCTTGGTGGCACCCAACGACGCGGCGAAGTAAAGCGGGCCGGACAGCTGAAGCTCCTGCAGATGCACCTGCACACCGTTGAGGAACAGACGCAGCTGACGCGGGGTGCCGAACACCACCTGCAGCCCGACAATGTCGCCATGGGCGACAACCGGCAGCCCGGTTGCGATCCCTCCACCAGCCTGCAGCAGGCGCCCGGCACCAAGGTCCCAGCCAATGCTGGCAACTTCTGCGCCAAGCGCCTTGTTCAGCGCCGCCGAAGCGGAGGCGAACCCGACAAGAGCGGAGATGGGATCGTCGCCCCAAACAGCAAACTCCACGCCTACCGTGCCGGCATCGAGGCTGAAATCGGAGCGTGCGTGGCTGGCCAGCGCAGTGGCACCGGTGGTGGCCAGAGTCAGCCCCCCATCACGCGCGGCGAGTACCGGGCCGATTGGGGTGGCGGCGAAGCGCCCGAAAGTGTCGATCATGGTTATCCCAGTCGTTCGAACCATTCCTCCGCCTCGTCCTCATCGGAACGTGGCACGAGGGCGTCCAGGTAGTGCTGCATGCCACGCTTGGTGCCGCCCTGGCTGTGCGAGGCAGTGATGTACGCGACGAAGGCAGCGGGCTTCAGGTGCAGGCTCACGGGGTCGATGGGGTTCCGCTTGTGGAACTCCCACCATTCGAGGAACTCGCGACGCGACATGGTCGCCTGCAGTTCGGACACCGTGCGCCGCAGGTGCCAGGCGAGGACCTTCCAGAACCAGTCCTCGCCACGCTGCCTTAGTCGTTTCCCGCGTCGGCCTGGGCCTGCGCGGCCTCTTCACCGAACCCGGAGTGCTTCATGGCGACGCGCTGTAGTTCGGCGGCCACGAGCGGCTTGAGCTGGGCGGCCTGCTTCACGTTCATAACGGGCTTGCCGTCTTCGTCGCAGATAGCTGCCGCGATCAGCTTGGCGCGGTCGCCTTCACTCCACAGCTTGCGGAACTCCACATCTGGCAGCTCGCGCACGTGGAACTGCGCCTTGTCGCCATTGGGCAGGGTGATCGTGTCGGCGTGCACATCCTTCGAAGCGAACATGCCCAGGCTGGTGAACGACTCCAGAATGTTCACGGGCTGCTGCGGCTGGGTTTCCGGGGTGTCGTTGGTCTTGCTCATTGGCCGTTTCCTTGAATGGCGACAGGGCGCGCGGGCCGCGCACGGCTAACACGCGGAGGATCCGCGCGCTCTGCCAAAGAGAAGGCCCACCGAAGTGGGCCGAAAAGAGAGAAGGCGCCGTTACGCCGATCAGGGCGTCGGGCGGTGCGTGGTGACGGCGCCCGAGCCGCGGATGGTGATCGTGGCTTTCCACACGTCGTTGTCCTGGCTGGTGACGGCGAAGTTCTGCACGAAGCCGTCGAACTGCTTGGACAGAACCGTGGTCGGCGGGGTGATCTTACCGTCCACTGCCACCGGCTTCTCCACGCCCTCGGTCTCCGAGAGCGGCGCGGTCACCAGCCAGTTCACGACGGCGCCGGTTTCGTGCAGCTGCTCCAGCTTCTCGTGATCCACGCTGTCGTAGATGATCTCGATGCTGGTACTGCCGGTCTGCTTGCGGCCAGCGACGAACTGATCCCAGTCGTCGTCGTAGTCGGAAATATCGATCTCCGATGCTTGGCCGTCAGGGAAGCCGACCGAACGCAGACGGGTCACCTTGATGACCTCGGCAGCGCCGATGGCGACGAACAGCTGTGAGTGTTTCGACTTGATTACCTGTCCCACGGTTTACCTCCATTAGGGCCCTAAAACGGGCATAAAAAAACCGGCTTGCGCCGGGGGCTGTCATCTGAGATATCTTTGCACCTCACCTATTGCGCCAGGAAAATAAGGATGAACTCTGTACGCGATGAAGCTACTGAAGATAAAGGAACGCACTGCAAGACCTGCGCAAGTCGAAGAACTCAAATTGATTACCCTCTCAACCGCGGGGCGCGCGAATCATGGCAGGGATCAATTGCTCTACTGATGATCATCGTCACTGCATGGGCGGCCTATGAGGCCATTTCTTCTGGCGCGATTGACGAGGATAGAGATACCCTCACTAGCATCCAATTATCGATCGCGGTTGGATCACTCTGCTCCTTTGTTCCAGGATTTTTGTTCGGGGCGCTTTTTGATGCCGGCACACATCCCTTCCGGGCTTTCTTCCGTTGGGTCAAGTTCGAGACTCCGATCTTCTATTTCTGTCTGGCATTGATCCTCCTTATCGCTGGCGGAATCGCGATATGGGTAACCCAAAACTACCTTACGATCCCGTTCACGCCGACCGAGCTCGTAATCTCACTTGTCGCTGGATCGATCACAGGTTCCACGGTGGTTCCAGTTTTGATCAGTCACCTCCCCAGAAGAGGCTAGCGCAGTTGCAGGAGCCGTACGTCGAACGAAATGCCTATCGCATCCGTGCCGTCGCTGTCGGGCGTCGGGTTGTACGACTCGATGCTGCCCACGCGCTCAACCACATCGCGGATGGCGGCGGCAACGCCGTTGGCTTGGCTGAGGACCTCGCCCCATACGGTCATGCGGACCCGCCAGCCGTCTGCCGGCGGTGGTTCGGAGAGCATCGCGGTCGGTGAGCCGCCGACCACTTCCCACGTTGCGTACGGGAGCGGGGTGTCCTGGGGCGCGCTGCCCAGGAATAGGCGGGCGGGGTCGCCGAGCACCTGCCGGACGGTTGCATCGTCCTCCAGCAGGGATTGGATCAGGGGAACCATCATCTCCAGCCCTCCTTCCTCAGCTGCTTGTCGAGCACGGCCCGAGTCTCATCGATGATCACCTGCGCCGCCTCGGGCCCTTTCGCTTCGCCGGCCGGTGTCAGGAACGGCGAGGCCCGCTGCTTTTTCGTACCGAATTCCAGGAACCGCCAGTAGTAGGCCCAGCCGCGATCAACATAGGATTTCCCCGCCCGGCCTCGTTGCTTGTTGCGCTTGGTGTTGGCGTACTTGCGTCGGCGGCCGGACTTTACCCCCACCGTGAAGTACTCCCCGTCCTTGCCCACGCCTGCGCGGGACCTGCTTTGCGCGTTGGCTCGTCGCGTGATGATCTGGCTGGCCAAGAACCCCGACGCCTTCGGCGCACGGCGCCTCGCATCGTCCCGGATCACATTGCCGCCCTTGCGCATACCAGCTCGGACCGCACTTCCCTGCACTGCCCTGGGCGCCTCCCGCAGCGATCGCAGCAAGCCGGCCAGGCCTTGAATCGATACCTGCTCAGCCATTGGTCAACCCCGCTACGGCGATGATTGCCATCTCGCTACGGTCGTTACTGGGCGCGATGCTCTTGATATCGAACACGCGACCACGGAACACGATCCGCCATTGAGGGTCGACTTGCCGCGGGCGAATATCGAACCTGACTTGCTCGCGGTAGCGGTCGGCGCCGGCAGCCACAGCCTCGGTGGTGGCCGCAAGGTTGTTGGTGGCCTTGGCCCACACGGACACAACCTCAGCCCATACCGGCTTGTCTTGGCCGCCGAGCGGATCGCGCACAGGGGTCTTCCGCTCGAAGCGGATGCGATTCTGCAGATCGCCGTCCTGAAGCGTCATGGCATCATCACCCTTCGATATGGGCGCAGGAGGCTCTTGGCGCCATTGGGAAGCTCTACCGCCTGCGCTCCCACAACGACGTCGGTTCGGTTCGCGTAGAGGTGGCCGAGCGTCAGCAGGATGGCGGAGAAAATGCTTGGGTTAGCAACGACTCCGTGGATGCAGGCCTCCGCTTCAGCGATGGCCTCACGGTACGCAATTTCCGACAGGCGGATTGTCGCGGTGCGCTCATTCCCATCCTCAATGAACACCGCGTCTGCCAACGCCTGGTCTCTCGCAAGCGCAGCGGCCTTCACTGCGGTTGGGTAACCACTCCTTGCCAGTGCCAAGGCGTTGGCGTCCTCGTAGATCCGCCGATTGAGGTATGCCTGCGCAGCATCCTGCGAGCCGGAAATCGCGCCCTGCAACTGCTCTGCGGGGTAGTCGGCCTCGACTCGCACATGCGAGCGGGCCTGTGCGAGCGAGACGATGGGCATGTCAGTCCTTCTTCCCCTCGGCCAGTGCTGCGGCCAGCTTTTCGGCACCCCAGCGCTTATCGAACGGAATCCCGGCCGCCTCCAGCTGGACGATCAGGGCCGCCTTGTCGCCGCCTGCCTGCTGCTTGTTGGCGGTCTCGTCGGTCTCGGCAATCAGGCCCTGCACCGTCTCAGCGATTGCCATCTCTCGGACTTCTTCGCTCTGCTCGTTCCAGGCTTCAACCGTCAGGCCCGAAGCCGCATGCGCCTTGCTGACCACATCACCGAGAGACAGTTCGCTTCCATCGGCGAACTCAAAACGCGCCGGCTGCAGGCTGGAGCCCAACAGCACCAGCGGCGGCGGGGCGTCAGCGATCAAGCTCAGCGCGCCCACCGACAGTGCACCGGCCTCCAGTTCGGGCGGACAAACGTCGCCGGCAGCGAACTGGATGGGATAGATCTTGCCTTCCGGAACCCCGCGGAAGGGCTTGATGAGCTTTGCCATTGCGGCTCCTCGAACACTGGATTGAAGCCAGGCGGCGCGAGGCCGCCCGACGGGTGGGTGATCAGGCCGAAGCCGCGATCTTGAGGGCACGCATCGGCTCGGGGTTGTGCACACCGCCGCCCACACGCTTGGTCGTGTAGAACATGACGTAGGGCTTGTTGGTGTACGGATCGCGCAGCACGCGCACGCCCTTGCGGTCGTACACGGTGTAGGTCTGCTTGAAGTCACCGAACAGCGCGGCAATCGCGTTTGCCGCAACGTCCGGCGTAGCCGCCACGTCCTGCACGGCGAAGCCGGCCAGGGTGGAAGGCTGACCGGCCACCAGCGACGGCTGCCACAGGTAGTTGCCCTGCGCGTCCTTCAGCTTGCGCACCACTCCCTGGGTCTTGCGGTTCATCGCGAACTTGGCGCCAGCGGTGAAGGCGGACGGCAGGTCGTAGACCAGGTCCAGGATGCTGTCACCGTTGATGCCGGCTGCAACACCGCTGTTCACGGCCTTGATGGCGCCGAACGGGTGCTTGGCGGCGTTGGCGCCACCTTCCACGTAGGTCAGGAGGCCGAACGGCTTGTTGACGCCATTGCCAGAGAAGAACGCATCGCCTTCCTGCCTGGCGAACTCCAGCTCGACCTCGCCGGCCAGCCATGCCTCCAGGTCGATCTCGGCATCGTCCAGCAGCTGCTGGGTTGCGGCCGGATTGGCGTAGATCTCGCCCCAGCCAAAGCTGAGCGGGCGCAGCTTTGAGGTCGCGGTCTCCGGGCGGGCGTCTTCTTCGCCGACCCAGCCCGAGGACGTGCCGCCGGTGTTGTAGAGCTTGGTCAAGCCGGCACCCGAACAGGGCTGCACGTTGGCCAGCTGTCGCATGTCCGAGACGATGACCAGGCGGTCGGTGATCGAGCGGTCCCATTCGACCGGTGCCAGGTAGCCGCCTTCGTCGGCCGCGCCCTTGTTGAGGGCAGCCTGCACTTCACCCTTGCGGAAGTGAGCACGGAACGACTCGGTGTACTCGGCGTCGGCCACGTCGCTGGCGGCACCACCACCGCCCATCTGGAACGCGGCCATCTGGGTGTTGGCCTGGTCGACCGCAGCCTGCAGACGCGTGATATCGGCGTTGATGTTGTCGACCTTCAGGGCCTGCAGTGCATCGGCATTGCCCTTCTTGATCTCGTCCAACTGCTTGTTGTGCTCGGCCTTGAAGTCGTCGAATGCCTTGTTCAGGCTATCCACCAGCGCCTTCACCTCGGGCTGGCTGCCATCGGCGCGCACGGAAACGAGGCCACGCGGAACGCGGCTGTGGGTGTTCATGTTCATTGTTGGGCCTCTTAGCCTTTGATGTTGTCGAGAAGGCCCTGCAGCAGGGCCGTGGTTTCGTTGCCGCCAGCGCTCGGCATGGCAGAGTCGGCAGCGCTCGGCTTGCCGTTGAACAGCGATTTGAGGGTGTCGCGTCGCATGGATCGGGAGTGGCCAGCCTTTGCCATGGCGGCTTCCACCAAGGCGAGCGCCTTGCGGCCGCCCGATGCCTGCTTGGCATCCTTCGTGGCGGCGCCCCCGTCGAGCAGGCCATCGGCAAAGCCATCTTCCACGGCCTGGGCGGCGCCGATCCACGTTTCCTCGTCCATCATGCGAGCCGCTTCCGCCTCGGTGACACCCGAGCGAGCGGCGTAGACCTTTGCCATGGCAGCGTCGAAGGGCTCCAGCAGCTTTGCCGCGTCCGCCATGTCATGCCGGTTACCGATGGCCACCGCCCACGCGTTGTGGATCATCAGGAACGCCCCGTCGCCCATCAGGATCTCATCGCCGGCCATGGCGATAACCGATGCGGCCGACGCAGCCAGCCCCATCACCTGGACCGTCACGCGGCCTTGGTGCTCTCGCAGCAGGTTGTAGATCGCAACGCCCTCGAAGAAGTCACCGCCGGGGGAGTTGATGTTTACCACCACATCCTTGCTGCCAATCGCACGCAGGGCGGCGCTGATCCGTTTGGCGGTAACGCCGGTGCCCTCCCAGTTCTCGCCGATCGAATCGTAGATGGAGATGCTGTTTGCGTCGTTGCCGGCAGCACGGACTTCCGGCTCCCAGCGCTCCAGCGCATCGGGCCGCATGTCGAACTGGGCGGCGCCGAGCCGTCGCTCGGCACGAATTTCAGGCAGCTGCCGGAGGCTCATCGCTCTTTCCCTTCTGTGTCATGGGGTTGATCAAGTCGTTGGCGCCTGGCTGGTCCGATTCGGGGTAGTCCAGCAGGTCGCGGATCTCGTTCTGCGTGTGGAACGGCTTGGTGCCACCGGAGCCGAGGGCGGCCTTGAAGAATTCGGCCTGATCCTTGAGCGTCCCGCGCATCAGTGCCCGTACATTGAACTTTGGCTGGAACCGCTCCAGGTCGCGCTCTGGAATCAGCGATCGCGCCACCGCCTGCTCCCAGTTGGTGAAGTGCTCCAGCATCGTGTACTGCAGGAAGAAGATGCCCAACTGCTCGATGCCGGTGCCCCAGCTGGTATCGCTCAGGAACAGCAGCGGGCGCGGAACGCCGTAGAGCCTGGCCACCTCCTCCACCTGGGCATTCCGGTTCTCGACGTGCTGCGCCTCCTGCGCCGTGCTGCCAAACTTGTTGGCCGTGGCTCCCTCTTCCAGCAGCATCCATTTCTGTGCTGCTGCAGCGCCGGCATACTCGGTGTCCAGCGACCCGCGCATGCGGCCGTAGGCGATATCGCTTAGCGCGTTCGGCACTTCGATAGCACCACCGGCCATGTTGCCGGTTTCGAAGATGCGGCTGGCCGCCCGCTCCGCATCCAGCGCCAGGCGAATTGCCCGGTCGGCCAGTTTCATCCTCGACAAGCTGGTGACACCGTCCACGGAGATATCGCGGATGTGCAGCACCTCTTCCTGCTTCAGCACCACCTCGCCGCGCTTCTTGCTGTTGAAGCGGTAGATCATCCGCCAGTCGTCGCCAAGCTCAGCACGCACCGCGGGAGAGTCCAACGGGATGAGATGGATTGGCCGGCCTGCTGACCATACGACCCGCGCGTATGCGTCACCGTGGCGCTGCCGGGCAAGCTCCATCTGCCGTTTGAATTCCAACGGCGTCTGCCACGGGTTCGGCTTGACCTTGAGCAGGCGGTGCGCGGGGTGCTCGGCGGCTATCCGCTTCTTCCCGCCAGACTCGATCACGTTCAGCGGCAGCATGCCGATGGTCCCGCAGATCAGAGACAGGCAGCGAAGCACCGCCATGTTGCGCAGCTGATAGCCACCACCGCCCTGCCCGCTCTGCGCCCGGATGAACTCCAACAGCGCGGGGTCATCCATCCCCGTGAACTGGCCGGCCTCAGCCCGTGCGCCCTGGGGCGCCGCCGGCGGCGGATTCCAGATCCGGTCCAGCGACTTGATATCTTCTTCGTTGAACCTGGACATTGCGTTTCCTATAGGAATCGGATGCCCCGCTGCTCATAGACAGAGGCGGGCGCGACCGATGAATGTGCGGAGCCGAAGGCCATCACGACCGCTACCGCGGCGTCGATCTTGTTGACTGACCGTGCCTTTGACAGCCACCGGTTTTCCCACTTATCGCTTTCGATGACGGCCGACATGATTGCCGACACCAGCACTGGGTTCCCAAGCAAGCGGACGCGACCTTCCAGCAGTGCTTCTTCGAACAATCGGAGGGATCCAGGCATCCAGAGACCTTCCGGCACCGGCTTACCTGCTGCGGCAGCGGCCTTCACGGCCGCCTCTGTGGGCTTACCCTTCTTCAGGCCGCCCTGCGGGTGCTCAACGAACGAAACCGAGAGGCCCAGTTCTTTGACTTCCTCTTCGAACTGGCGGAACGCGTATCGGTCGTAGGCAACCTGGGCGATTTCGAAGTCTCGGTCATACTCGGCCACCGTTTGCGCGACGTGCCGGTAGCTGATCGTCTGGCCCTGTGGCGCATGCAGGTGGCTCTTGGCAATCCACGTGCTGTACGGAAGCTTGTCGCGTAGCTCGCGGGCCTTGACCGTATCGCCAGGGGTCCATGCCTCTACCCACGCGTCAAACGTCGGCTTGCTGACCAGCGTCTTCTTGCCCTCGACCTCTACCAGCACTTCCTTCGCCCCGGTCTCCACAACCGCGCCCAGCGCTGTAATGTCGCGGTTCTGCGACAGGTCCAGCCCGAGGTGGATGCGCTTGCCGTGGTGCTGGGATGTGCCGAACGACTGCAGGGCCGGTTCGAGCGTCTCGCGGCTGAGCCACGCCTGGTCAGCGTCCGTCCACATGCAGAAGTTGAGCCGCAGGATCTCGTTCAGCTTGCTGGGAATCTGTTTGGCCAGGTCAACGCGGGCCTTTAGGTACTCCTCCGTGATCGTGATGCCCAGCATCGGGTTGGCCTTCAACCAGCAACGCGGATCCTCCAGCGGGTCATCGCCCTCATCCAGACCGCACACAAGGGAGAACGTACGGTCATCGATGGGTTCACCGATGAAGGTTGGATCATTGACGGCCTCGGTATGGCCGGCTGCGACCTTTACCGCATGCTCGTGCTCTGCCCATGCAACGCTGTTCCGGTCACTGCCCGAATTGGTGATCATGAAGAGCAGCGGCGAACGACGGAACTTGAACCCGTTCTCCATCATTTCGATGATCTTGCCGTCCGCCATCTCGTGCACTTCGTCGGCCAGGACAAAGTGGGGGCGGTAGCCGGAACCTGTTTTTCCAACGTCACGGGACGCCGGCCGGAAGTAGCTCTGCGACTTGTGGTGGGCGATGTTGTATTCCTTGCCCTCACCGCCTGAGAACTCCAGCCGCTTCTTCAGTGCCGGCGAAGCCTTCACCATCTTGACGGCATCGCGGAACAAGATGCCCGCCTGATCCTTGTGCGAGGCCACCGCGTACACCTGAGCGCCGGCTTCCTGATCGGCGCAAAGCCCGATCAGCGCGATGCCACCAGCCATCGGCGACTTACCGTTGCCTTTGCCTTCCTCGATGTACGCGCGCCGAAAGCGACGCGTGCCATCCGCCTGTTTCCAACCGAACAGGCTGCCGATCTTGAACGCCTGGCTGGGGTGTAGCTTGAACGGCTTCCCTTCGAACTGCCCCTCACTCAGCCGCAGCACGTCTTCGAAGAAGGCAATCTTCTTATCCGCCGCTTCGCGGTCGAAGTACAAGCCTCTCTCGTGAGCGTCCTCAAGATCTTTCAGGTGTCGCCGGCAGGCATTGCGCACGTGCGGGCCTGCAACGGTCCGACCCTCCACCACTGCCAGCGGATACTCGCTGGTCCGGCAGTCAGAAATGCTTGTCGTCCGGGTCTTCGTCTTCGCCTGGGCCATGATTCACTTTCGTCTCGTCCACCGGCGTGGCACCGAGCTTCGACAGGAGCGAGCCCAGAGCCTGCATCGCCGAAACACCCATCTCCGGGTCGGTCGCCATTCGCGCGGCGAGGATGCACACCTGGCGCAGCAGCAGCCGGTGGCCGGCGTGCAGCCAAGGCATGTTCTCGACCTGTTCTTTCCACACGGCGACCTGTTCTTTGGTCATTCCCTTGTAGGGAGCGCCGATGGCTTTTGGTCCCTTCGGCGTCTTTCGATTCCGATGCCGCTGCGGATTCTTCGCCGCAGCACCGGACACCGCTGCTTTTGCTGCTGGAGTGCGGGGATTTGCCATGTTTCACCGTCTGAATCGCTCACTGAACAAAGCAACTTTTGTTCAGGAATGAGGGTCGTCTTTCCAACTGTGGATGCGTGCGTTTGGGGGGGCGCACGTATCGCTGGCAAATCGACCCAAACTTTTTCGCCCCCCGTTCAGGTTTCTGTGGATAACCTGTGTGCAAACAGACACTCTACTTCGGCCGCGCTGTGCCCTGCCGCAGCGCCGCCAAGGGCCATCCATCGGCGTCGCAGCCAATCAGAACGCGCTCGGTGTTGCCAAAGCCGCCATCCTCGCGTGCGGTCTTCCTGCTGTGACAGCTGACGCACAGAGTCCGAAGATTCTCCGGAGAGTTGTTGTTCGGATCGCCGTCCGCGTGGTCGACGTGGGCTTGCCCCTTGCCGGCGCACAGCACGCCACAGCCATGTTCCTGGCACCGGTACAGGTCGCGCAGCAGGATGGTTTCCCGCAGCGCGCGCCACGCCCTGCTGTTCGTTGGTAACGCGCGCTTGGCTTGGCGGTTACCGGCCAGCCCCGCCATCAGTACCGGTTCCCGTCCAGGTCGACGCGCTCTGGCTCGGCACCTTCGTCCTGCACCGGCGCGCCTGCCTCCTCGCCCAAGAGGAGGGCCACCGCCTGGACAAGCAGACCGACGTGCGTTGCCAGCTCGGCCATCTGCTTGCCCTGCTGCTCGATGATCCCGACCAGGCGGTCAATTCGAGCATCCGTGCTGCCATCGATGCGCGCGGCCAAGGCGGCGACTGCTGCAGCGCGCGCAGACTGCTCAGCGGCCAGTGCTGCCGCCACCTCTTCAATCCGTGGAACGTCCATCAGCAACCCTCGTCGTTCGCAGTACCAAGCCACGGCGTATCCATCCCTCGACCCGATCCCAGTCCGGTTCCATGCCCGTCGTCTTGGCAAACCACACCACCGCAGCCAGGTAGCACCGCAGCCACCAGCGCATGCGGATGGAAGCCATCACTGCTCCAGCCATCAGAACTCCTCCACTGCCCAGCCGCCGCCGTCCCGCTTGGCCTTTACCTTCACCGCGATGAAGCGGAACGGATACATGGACGCGGCGATCTTGATCTTGGCCCTTGCATCGTCCTGCCAATGGCCCTTCACTTCGTGGCAGGCCATGACACCGTCGGCCTCCATCACGGCAAAGTCCGGGGTGTAGAACGTGTTGTCTGCCAAGCGCAGCTTCAGCCCCTCGAACCTGTGCCACAGGATCTCGCCGGCGGCCTGCAACGCGCGCAGCCGTTCGGCATACGCGGCTTCTGTCTTGTTCATCTCGCCGGTCTTCAACCGGCCAAGCGCCAGGATGCGGCGCCTCGCGCCATCTGGGCTACCCATCAGAGGCCTCGGCAGCTGTCACGATCAGCACAGGTCATCCCTTTTCGATCTGCTAGGAAGAAGTTGCCCGGCCAGCGACTTCGCTGACCGGGCACAGCCTTAGTTCGCCAGAAGGATCAGCTGGAACTTGGCGTTCACACCCCACGAGCCGCCACCGCCGCTCGACGCGCCCAGGCTAAGGCTGAAGCTCGTGCCTGCGCCGAAAGACGAACTACCCCTGAAATCGATGCCCAAACCGCCACCGAACTCCTGGCGAACGCTGCCGGACCACTGCTCGTTGAACTTGTAAGTGACACCGACGCTTGCCGGCGAAAGGTCGATCGTGGTGTCCTTGAACTGGACCTTGGCGGAGCCGGAGAGGTTTCCGTTGCTGTCGAAGGTGCCGCTCAGACGAGCTTCCTCGGTGCCCACGCCGTAGCCGATCGTGCCGGAAACGCGCTCGTTCTCGTAGTTCAGACGCAGGAAGGAGTCGTCAGCGCCGACCTTCACGAATGCGTTGCCCTTCTTTGCTTCCCCGCTGACAGCAGTGCCGTTGATGTTGCCGGAGAAGCTCGCACCTACCGGGCGGCCATCCTTATTGATGACACTGCCGCTGACCTGCCAGCCACTCTCGTCCATCGGTTGATCGATCGTGCCGCCGCCTGCGCGCTGCATCACTTTGTCGTCCATGTGCTTGTTCTTGCTCATTGAATTGCTCCTTGTTGTTGCCATTACGGCGGTAATCGGTGCCACGGCCTATCCGGGCACCAAAACGGCAGAGGGCCGCACATGGCGGCCCTCAAGTAAGAGTGGGATTCTGGTGGTGGCTACTGCTGATCGCGATCCGCTTGGATCACGGCTTGGCAGGCGCGGACGTGGTCTTCGGCATCGGTGACGATTCGAATAGCAGCTCCGACAACCTCTGGACGTAGTTCGGCGTGCGCATCACGTTCGATGGCGCCGGCGGCGGCTTCGGACAGGCGAGCGGTGTGGCAGGTGGCGAGGTCGTCGCGCAGGCGGAGATTGCCGCTGCGCAGGCCAGCCACAACAGCAGCAGGGACGGTCTCGGCCGCAGCCCGGTCTTCTTCATGCTTGGCTCCAATGTCGGCCAGCTGCAGGGCCTTGCTCTGCTCGGTGGCACGGGTCTTATTCACCTGGTCGGCGATTGCCTGAGCACCGGCCGCGCGTTGCTTGGCGGCTACACCCTCAGATCGGTCACCGCGCCATGCCCAGCCAGCGCCGAACATGGCTGCGGACCAAACGACGAATGCGACGATGGCGATAGCGATGCGATTCACGACCGCCCCTCGCACATCCGACGCTCAGCCGCTCGACGGTTCACCAGGCCCTGCACGCGTTTCCCGCCTGCATAGACCCAACGGTCCAGCTCTGCGCACCAGGCTGAGGCTGGTCGCCCGCTGTTGATCTTGCCCACCAGCGAGGAGCCACAGGCTGCGGTGGTCCCGACGTTGTAGGACCAGCTCAGCAGTGCTGCCCACTCGTGCTGTTCCAGCGGGACATGGATGCAGGCCTGTATGCCGGTGAGGTATTCGCCCAGGCGGCTGTTGAGCCGCGCAGCACACTCCGCCTCGGTGTAGTGCGCCTTGTCCGGCTTGTCCGTATCGCCGTAGCAGTACGTCGCAACACCGACCATGTCGATGTAGGGCGTCGGTGCATAGCCCTCGCGCGGCTTGACCAGCACAGCGGCGGACAGGGCAATAACGGCCGCGGCAGTCCCGCCGATGATTTTCGCCCTCATGCCTGCGCCCTCTGCCGCCACTCGCGGACCCAGCGCCACCCGAGGTAAGCGATCTGGCCAACGAGATAGACGATGGTCAACACCACCACCACGCGGTCTAGATCCGCGCCCGCAGCGACGGCGCCGGCGACGGTTACCGGCGGTGCGGCTTTGGCCACGGCACCGGCCGCAGTGCTGATGATCTCGTCCTTCATGGTGGCCCCGTGACTTGTCCGGTTCGGCATAAGCCCCTCCCGGTTAATGGGTGCCCGCCCCTAGCGCCGGCTGGGCACGAGAGTTTGTCCGGCTGGGACGCGGGCAAAGAAAAAGCCCCGGCTGGGCCGGGGCTTGCGATTGGATGGTGACAATATTGCCGCCTATTTCGATGACCTAGGAAGTCATCGTTACGCCGTCATCGTGAGTGCCTTGCTGAACTGCCTTGCAGCGCGCGCCTCGGCCGCGCGGAAGTTGGCAAGCATCCACTCATACACAGGCCGCCAGAACCGGCTGTAGGCCGACCAATCCGCCCCGATGGCGCCGGCGCGCTTTCGGCCGCTCAAGGGCTCGCAGCCACTCCCGCCGCAGTCTCCGCAGTTCACTACACCTGCGCCCGCCGGATCTGGAACAACCTTCCTGCCGCCGCAACGCTCGCACTCACATGCCCCGACCATCTCCGCGATCACCGCCCCAGCCAGAACCCCAAGCTGCTCCATCGTGTTGTTCGGCCATGCCGCAGCGCGCGCATCATCCAGCGCCTTCTCTGCTCGGCGCAGCTCGCGTCGCTGTGCATCGGTGACCGTCCCGCCGCACCAGCCCATGCTGGCCTTGGCGATGCCAAACTCCGTTCGGGCATCGGCCAGTTCGTGCATCTGGCGGGTGAACTCCGGTGCCACCAAAGCGATGACGGCCTGGCGCAGCTGTTCGCGCCGGCGCTGACCGCTCTCGGGCCACCACATTGCCTGCAGCAACTCATGCCCCAGCCCGTGCGGTACGTACGCCAGTGCGGCCACGATCTCCTGCGTGGTCGGGCCGCCCGCACTCCCATCGATGCTCATGGTCTTTGGGCCCGTCCGGCTGGACAGCAGTTCCCGTGCATTGCTCATTCGCATGCGCCTTCCCCTTGGTGGTTTGCTTGTGCAGCGCGCGGTCGCGCCGGCTTATTGGTTGCGTTCATCAGGCCGCCGCGGGGCCAGCCGGCTCGGCCGCGTAGTGCGTGATCTTCGGGTTGTCCCCGCGCCAGCTGCCGAACACCGGCCGCTTGCTCACCGAGTCCCACAGCATCAGCCGCCGGCCGTCCTGCGGTGCTTCGGCAATCGGCCTCCAGTGCGTGACCAAGGCAGTGCGGATCGCACTGAGAGCGGCGGCGGTTGGGACGATGCCCAGTTGTGGGATTGTGAGATCCATCATCAACTCGGCAGTAACGCCGTCCGGTGGCAGCCTCATGGCGCCACACAACAGGCTTCGCGCGGTGAACTCGAGCGCACTCATGCTGCCTGCTCCCAGCTGGCCGGAAGGCGCTGCACCTGGCCGCCACGGGCCTCGAACTGCTCTACTGTCTCAACCTGACCGGCAGCGAATGTGCCTGGCTTCCTACGCTTGGGCCGGGACACCGTGTTGTGGTCCATCCGCCGCTCCCTGGGCGCGATTTGGGGGTTCAACCTCGGTGCCAATGCCTTCGTCTTCTTCATGCCGTCGCCCTCAGCTCGTTGATATAGGTCTGCTGCTCGATCAGGTCGTCATCAGATCCGTAGGTTTCGTGGAAGGTCCGCGAGCCTTCCAACAGGCTCGGGCCGTAGATCTGGCGCATCGTCGCGAAGGTGTTCCCCTCCATCGGTATGCGGCGGTGGTGCCATACACAGAGCGCGAAGCCGAAAAAGTGGCCGCGCCGCCGGTTGCCGCTCTTGGCGTGGTTGTAGTCGCAGCCGTAGACCACCAACTCCGGATCCAACAGCCGCTGGATCTGCAGCACCAGGCAGGCCATGCACGGGCCGGTCTTGGCCAACTCGATGCGTGCCGCCTCTTCCTTGGTCGGCGCCGGATCGTTGGACCACATCAGCGCAGCTCCGGGATCGGGCCGGCATAGCGGGTGATCGGGATCTGCCGGCAACCATCGCGCCAAACGGTCGCCCCACGGGTGGCGTACAGCACCAGCGGCTTGACCCCGTAGCCATAGGCCAGATACCAGCCGGCCACCGCCACCGGCTCGGACACAGGGCGCACCTCCAGTTCGACGTGGTCCTGCCTCATGCCGCCGCGTCCTGAGTGGGACCGAACAGCTCGGCGATTTCTGCCAGGCGCTGCTTGGTGCGCTCGTTCGCTTCCGGGCTCGCCTCCACTCGGCCGGCGAGCAGGGCCAGCGGATTGAACGCGGGCGTGGCCGGCGGCAGCGCCAGGTGATCGGCTACCTGGTCGTGCGCCAAGCGGCCAGCATCCACCGCCAGCTGCAGCGCTGCGGCGCGGGCACTCGCGTCATGGCCCAGCGACGGCTGATAGACGGCGCAGCCACCCACGGCGCGCGCGCTCTTCACCAACCGGGCGTACACCTCCAGAAACGCCTGCCGGGCTGCGATCTTGTCGCCCTCCTCGACCAGCGGCAGCGCCGCCGTCCATGCGTCCCTGGTCTGCTCGGTCCATACCACGGTCACCGCCTCGTCAGCGGCCCGGATCGCCACAGCCCACGCTTCGTTCGGTGCCGGGTGCCCGTCGTCAATGCGCTCCATGATCGCGGCCAGGCTCAGCCGGCCCTTTACCTCGCGGCGGCAGGCGGTCAGCGCCTCAGCCAGCACGCGCAGCGGATAGGTGGCCAGATCCAGCACCATGTACGTCGCTGCGTTGGGGCTGATCTTCTCGCCCATGACCTCGGCAGTAGAGGCCAGCATGTCCACCAGCTGATCCTGCTCGGCGTCAGTGAGCATTGGTCGCCTCCCTCAGCTGGCGCAGCTTGGCCTTGGCCTCGTCTGCGGCGTTGGCGTTGCTCTGGGTCTGGTCCTGCTGCTGGGCGCTGGTCGCGGTCATCTGCCTGCCGGTGACCCACTGCGTGCGGTAGGCCTCGCACTTCGACAGCAGCGAGCCCAGGTCGTGCATGTTCTGCACCACGTAGCGCTCGTTGACGGTCAGGAACCACCCGGCGACGGCCGGTGCTTCGGCATGCCCGAGCCGCTGCACCAGCTGCTTCACGTTGGCGTTGACCTTCGCGTTGCGGACCGGTGCCACGCCATGGCGGATGCGGTAGGCGCTGGCGTATGCCGCCCATGTCGCCCTGCACGCGGCCTGCAACTCCGTTTCCGGATCCACCACCGGCGGCGCGGCCGACAGGCCCGCCGGAGATGACGGTTCTTCTGACGGTTCATTGGTGGTTATATGACGGTTAGGCGGCACGGGGCGCACCTCCAGACCTGCGCCCGCTGCATCCCCACCTGCACGGGGCGCATCCCACCTGCACGGGCGCACCCCTGCACGGGGCGCAGCACCTGCGCCCGATGCAGTACCGGCTTTTCCGGTCTTGCGAGTGCCCTTCGACGGCGCTGCGGCCTTGTCGAACTTGGCCGGGGTGACGTTGTAGACAGTGCTGCTGTTGAACCTCCGGTCGCGGGTCAGTAGGCCCACGACTTCCAGATGATCCATGGCGGTGCGGACAGCGCGCGGCGACATGCAGCAGCGCGCGGCGATGGTGCCCACCGCCGGCCAGCACACGCCATCGTCGTTGGCTTGGTCAGCCAGCGAGATCAAGACAGCCTTCTGCGTGACGCTCAGGCCCTGCAGCGGCCAGCACTGCGACATGATGATGGTTGACATGTCAGAGCCCCAGCAACATGTTCTCGCCCGGCGCCACTGGCCACCAGGTACAGGCGGGTTTGCCAGTGATTTCGCAAGGCGCGACCGGGCCGCGCCAAATGCGTCCCGCTCTGGCCAGTTCAGGCAGACGGCGGCCCAGCATGTGGCGGTCCAGGCCAGTCAACTTCGATAGGTGAAGGCTGCTCTGCCCGGGGTGACGGATCACCGCGGCTTCGGTCTTGGCATGCTGGGCATGCAGCGCGCCGCTGGCGATAAGGTCGGCAGCAGCAGCGTGGCTGCTGCGGGGATCAGTTGATCGGGCTCGAACGTTCATGGATGCACCTCGCTGGAGAGGCTTCCAATGGTCATTGCATAAATCTCGAGCGCTGTAGGCCAACTCAAGGGAATTTGGGGGTAGTTAGACATTTCGTGCCCTCCCCTTCGCCGCAGCGCGCGAAACGTTGCGAATCAACCGGTGCGCCATCGTGATCAGCGAGTTGGCTTCTTCCACCATCAACTTGGCTTCGTCGCTGTCGATGTGGTGATCGGCCATTGCCTCCACCGCAGTGCCAGACAAGCGCCCCACCCGCGTGGTGATCTCCAGCAACTTCGTCTGGATGGCGCCGATCTCGTCCGACCAGCCGCCCTCAGGCGGCGGCGGAACCGTAGCTACGGCCATGCCGAACTGCCCGGCCAGCGCCTGCATCCAGTCCAGGGCGTAATCACTGCCGCCCGCTTTCTCCTGCATCCACTCTGTGAGCAGTTCGGCGATTTCCATCGTTACCGACTCACCCTCCAACCCACGCAACTTCGCGCGAAGGGTTTCCGGGTGCATCGACTTCCCACGACGGTCGGCCAGGAATGCGGCTGCATCCACCACACCGCCGGGCGTCTTGCGCACGGAGTTGTAGAGAACGTCGAGCCAGTTGAGAGCGGATGTGCGGCAGGTCATGGGGTCACCTTGGGAGGGACGGTGTTTCAAGGTTTTGGGCTGGGCTCGGGTGGCGCAGGATTGGCGCCATGGAGATCAACAATTCAGGGACGACGGCCAGGGATGGCCTTTCAGGCGGTGTCGACCGGGCCAATGCGGTCCGCGTCGGGATCGGATTCGACCCGCGAAACAGCACCGCCTGGCGCAGCACCCAGGACGGCGAGAACACCGGGCAGAGCCGGGACGGCGGCGTCCAGCTCCCACGATGCGACGCGATCCACCGGGAGTGCCAAGACGACCGCCAGGTGTGCGTCATTGGAGAGGCCGAGCTTTGCCAGCAACTCCCGCTTGGTCACCGGGGCCAGACCGCCCAAGGGGCCGAAAATGTCGGGACAAAGGTCATGGCGGGAAACGCCAGTGACGGATTCGATGGGAATGGCCATGGCCGGAGGCACACGCCCCCGGGAGCGCCAATTGCTGACAGCGCTCTGGCGAACACCAAGATGGGAGGCAAGGGATGTAACCCCGCCGGCGGCTTTCACGGCTCTGTCGAGTGCGTCCATCGGGGAGAATCACATAACGTGATCCTACTTGCAACACAATTCGTGTTAGCACCACATCACAGGCCGTGAAGAATTGGCCCATGGCCTTCTCTGACAACCTCCGCGCCGCCCGGCTTCGAGCCGGCCTGACCCAAGAAGCCTTGGCCTTGGCCTGTGGCTGGTCGGGGCAAAGCCGCATTGCGAACTATGAGTCGTCTGCGGACAGCGCGCGCGAACCGAAAGTCTCCGAGGTGCCCCGCTTGGCAAAGGCTCTCGGCGTCAGCATCGCTTCATTGTTCGGAGAAGCGCCGGCGTCTCAGTCCCAGCGACCCGAGCCTGCAATCCTTGCCGAAACCCACCGGTTCCTCGACAAGGCATTCGGTACGCTTGGCAAAGCCTTCGATATTGAGGCGGAGGCTGATCTCTTTGCGGACGTGTACGAATGGATCGTCTCTGATGATCGCCCCGCAGAACAGCGGAACCTGGTGGATTTCGCCGCATGGCGCGAGAAGCGCGATTTACACAAGGGAAAGACAACAGATGAGCAAAACGGAAGCGCTGCTAAGCAAGCTGGTCGAGCGCATAAACGCAGCGCCTGATCGAAAGCCTAAGCTCTATGCAGTGCCGAGCAATCGCTCACCGCATTTTGATGCAGTCGCTCGCGAGAGCCACATTCGCATGATCCGCAGCTTGGCCAACGCTTACCGGCACTTTGGCGTGCAGATCATCATTGACCAAGCAACGTTGGGCCATGCGTGCATTGAAGACCTCGGCGATGACGCTCTCATCGCGCTCCATCGTGACCTGGACCGTGCCCGCGAGTGCATCCGCGATGACGTTTCGTTCGAAGAAGCCGGCCTGATTCGCCACTCGTTTGACTGAAAACAAACCCAATTTCTGAACGGAAATAGCTCCGTTCAGAAATTGACACAGCAAACATCACGCTGCGTGTTGCACCAACAATCACAATATGTGATCTTACTCCCGTCGCCCAACACGACCCCATCCCGGGGCCGGGCGCAGGAGATCACACATGGCCAGCCTGTCCCTCGGCGCCAACAAGGTGGCGCCCACCGTCATCGCGATGCCCGACCTGGGCAAGATCGCTGCAAAGCTCGGTTTCGCATCCCTCTACCTTGATCCGGCAGAGGCCGATCAGTTGGCCGTCGAGCTGCAGCGCGCTGCCCAGCAGCTGCGCGGCGAAAGCCAGGACGCCGCCGCATGAGCCGCGTCCTCGTCAACTACCGCAAGGAATTCACCGCAACCCAGCTCAGGGCGCCAAACGAGCTGATGGCCGCTCTGCGCGTTGCAGCACAAGAAAACCAGCGCTCGGTGAATGCAGAAATGATCGCGCGCCTGATCAGCACTTTTGAAGGACTTGCCATGCCAGCAACCTACGCCGGCGACGGCAAAGCTCACTTCAAGATCCGTTTGGAAGATTCGCTGCTGGGTGCGCTGAAGCAGTTGGCAAGCGAGAACAACCGCAGCGTCACCGCGCAGATCGAATTCATCCTCGCAGCGTTCGTCGCAGACCACATGCCAGTTGCGGATCAGTCTCCCGCCGGTAGCAGCTGCCCCACTCCGGAGGCCAGCCGATGAGCGCCGTCATCGTCAACCACTCCCAGGCACAGCGCGCGGCAGCCGCCGCAGGCATCGTCGCCCGTGCCGGTAAGCGCTGGGGCCTGCTCCCTTATCAGGTCGTCGTCGCAGCAAGCATCGCCGCCAATGCCGTCCTGCGGCATGGCCAGAGCGCTGCAGGCGCGGTCGCTGCCGTCCGCAGCGCAGCGCGCGCCCAAGGCGGTGCTGCATGAGCGCCCCTTCCAAGATCGCGGCCATCCGCCACGCAGTGAGCGCGCTTCATGGCGCAGCCGATGACGGCGCAGACACCCGCCGCTACGCCAACGCGCTGCAGGAAGCTGCCGAGGCCATTGATGCGCTGGTTGCGGCCGATCAGGACTACGACCAAGCGCGAGACCGGTGGCTCAACTCGCCGAGCGATCACGAATCGTTCGAGGCGGCGCGGGAAGCCTGGGGGCGGCGCGCCATTGCCCTCGCCCGCGTCAAAGGCGGTGCCGCATGACCGATCCCGACTTCTTCGCCGCCATGGCCGTCGGCATCCCGCCCATCACCCCGCCCGCCGGCCCAGCACCGGCCGAGCCCACCACCGAACAGGACGCCGAGTAATGCGCCACCTGGCCCTGCCCTTCTACTGCGCCGTAATCGTCGGCCTGCTGCTGGCGCTGCTCGCGCGCGCCATCTACACCGGCGCCGCCTCGTTCCTCCTGCCCTTCGCTGCAGGCGTCGTCTTCTTCACCTGGTGCGGCGTGCGCGACTTGGTGCGGAACTGGCCAGCGTTCCGCGAGGAAATGCGGCAGCGCGCGGCAGGGCGACAGCGTACGCCGATGCCCGCAGACGACACCCACTGATCCCCTGCCCTGCGCTCTCCCCCTGTAGCGCAGGGAACCCGCGCCGGCCGGGTTCCACCAGCCGGCAACCCATTCCAGGAGTCCAGCGTGCGTAACCAGCTCGACATCTTCGATCACGACCCAGCCCGCATGGCAGCGGCAAACCGCGCCGCCGCCGAGCGCGCACTGCACGACGTGCAGTTCACCGAAACCGTCCGGCTGGAACGCCGCGCCTACTACCTGGCCGAGGCCGACCGCTGGGACAACCTCGCCGCGCACAGCGCGCGCGCCACCACCGACCGCAAGGAGCAGCACGCATGACCACCGACAAGACCCCCGCCACCCTGGCGACCGCGAAGCACGGCGGATGCGTGAAGCTGAAGGATTTCCCTTCCCCCGGTGGTCAGGGGGATGCGCTGGAGTTGCTGGAAGCGTATGACCAAGCCGTCGAAGACCTCTCGGCGGAACGCTCCGACGGTTGGAACGAGGACAACCGGCGCCCGCAGTTGGAAGCTGATGTTGCCGAGCTGCGCGCAGAGTTGATAGCCGCCCTCGCCGCCCGCCAGCCGGTAGAAGTAAGCGAAGGTGTGTTCCGTGCGGCTGCCTCGCGCCAGACCGCCAGCGCCGAAAGCAACGCCACGGCTGAGGCGCTGATTGCTGCCGCCCGCCAGCCGGTGGGGGAGCAAGGCGAAGGCGACGACTTCCTTGCCGGAATATGCGTAGCCCTTCAGTGCGTTACCGCACAGGACTGCGGCGTACTCTGGCGCGAAATTGTTGTTGCCGTTGGGATTGACGACCTGCTGCAGTACGCCACGTTCATCGAGCCAGAGGAATGGGAGCTGGCGGGATTCGGCAAATACGCCTCTGCAGAGCTGGGTCGACGGAAGCCCCGGCGCAAGTCTTCGAAGCAATGCAAAGCGCTGACCGCGCAGGCCGTGGACCTGGGTGCGGTGCGTGTTCTCACCGACCACGCCACCGGCCGGATCAACCACGCCAACAACGGCCTGTGCCCTGACCAGGTTGAGGGCCACGACACCCGCGCCCCCCACTGCCCAGTATGCCGCGCCCTGATCGACAGCCAGGCGGTGGGCAATGGCTGAGAGCCTAGCGCTTACGGCAGTTTCACTGCTCCAGATCCGAACTGCCCTCACTCTGGAACATGGACACAGAAATTCCCATCCGTTTGACGGCCAACTCGCACGCGACCATCACCACCCCAAGGTCAAGGCAGACGGGCGGAAGCAGGGAAGACAGGCTCTCATACACGTCCGCGTAGTTCGGTGTTGCGCCCTTGACTGGGTGGAATCGGTAGGTCTCCTGGGCCAGTTTTGCGACCGCAACAGCTCGCAAAAGGGAACCCGAGACTTTGCGGTCAAGGAAGTGCATTCGATCCATGGCCGAGGCGACCATTGGGAATTCCAACCGGCTGACGTCGTCGAAAACAGCCTGCCGAAACCGCTCTTCATCCAGGAAAAGCTGTTTGCCGAGCCCCCCACCCTCGATTATGTGCACAACATGTTTAGCAATTCCGAGAGCGAGCGCCACTTCGCCGTGCACTTGAATGAGCGCGAGAAGCTCCTCGGTCTCCTCGCGAAACGCGCGACGGGTCGATTCGTCGCCACTGCGTGTTGCCTCGGCGGCGGCAATTCGGGTGGCTTCGGAACTCGCAGCGTTTGCAGCAATTCCGAGTTTCCAGACTGCAAATGCCGATGCTGTAGTAACTCCGACGCCCACCCAAGCGACGATCAGGGCCCCTATCGCGATTCCAACGGCGCTTGCGCCTGCGACAACCGCCCACGCATCCCACCAGACCACGCAGTCGCCGACACCGGGTTCCATGCACGGGCTGATTCCGTTCCACAACTGCTCCAAAGCGCTCATCCCTTCATCCCCCTGTGGACTGGTCGGCATTCTGCCACGGCGGAACATCGCTGGGAGAAGGCCTATGGCTGACCAGTTGCTCACCACCCCGGCCCAGGCATCGGTGCCCTATTCCGACGGCCCGATCTGGAACGCGTTTGGCCTCACGCGTGCCGCATACCTGGTGGTGCCGCGTCGCACCCTGCAGTCGATGCCACAGGAATGGCAGGAACGCTTCGTCGCCCTGATGGCCGAGGCGTACGAGCGCCTCCCCGACTGCGCATTCCCCGAGTACAGCGTGCAGCGCAAGGAACACGGCCGATTCATCGCCGACCCGCTGCGTGACTACCGCCACACCGGCCCCATTGCCCCCAAGGACCACGCCTGATGCGCTACCTGTCTCTGTTCTCCGGCATGGAAGCGGCCCACCTTGCGTGGGCGCCGCTGGGATGGACATGCGTTGGAGTCGCTGAGATCGAACCGGCCGCCTGTGCATTGCTGCGCTGCCGCCTGCCTCACGTGCCCAATCTGGGAAGCGTCACCGAGATCACGGACGAGCGAATCGCGACCCTTGGCGCGTTCGACGTTTTGATCGGTGGCAGCCCGTGCCAGGACCTTTCGGTCGCCGGTCGACGCGCGGGCCTCGCTGGCGCGCGCTCAAGCCTGTTCCACCACCAGATGAGGATCTTCAATGCAGCTCGACATTTTTGCGGCACCCGCTGGCTCGTCTGGGAGAACGTCCCTGGCGCTTTCAGCAGCAACGAGGGCAGAGACTTTGCTGTCGTGGTTGGTTCAATGGCAGGAACCGACCTGCCTGTCCCCACGGGCGGCTGGGGATCCGAAGGCGTTGCGCTGGGTGACAACGGCTTGGTCGAATGGTCCGTGCTTGACGCGCAGTGGTTCGGAGTGGCGCAGCGGCGCCGTCGCGTGTTCGCTGTCCTCGATACTGGAAACTGGAGTGATCGCGCCCCGGTACTTCTTGAGTCCGACAGCCTGCGCGGGGATTCTGCGCCGCGCCGCGTCACGGGGGAAAGCGTTACCGGAACCCTTAGCGCGCGCACTCAAGGCGGCGGCGGTCTTGGAACCGACTTCGAGTGCCAGGGCGGCTTAGTTGCTGGGACGTTGAGTGCCAATCCGAAAGCCGCTGGCAGCGCGACCCAGCAGGACGCGCACGCTGGGGTGTTGGTCCCGGCAGTCGCGCATACCCTGCGTGCAGAGGGTTTCGACGCCAGCGAGGATGGCACTGGGCGAGGCACACCGCTGGTTCCAGTCGCCTTCGACACGACCCAGATTACAAGCAAAGCCAACGTGTCCAATCCTAAGCCCGGTGACCCGTGCCACCCGTTGTGCGCAGGTGCGCATGCGCCAGCGATCGCGTTTGACTGCAAGGCCGCTGGAGATACTTCGTTCTCGATCGGCGATGTGCCGGGCACTTTGCGTGCACAGCACGGCGGCGGTCACGCAGCCGTGGCTTACGCGATTCAGGCCGGCGCGACCAGAATCAACCCGGCCAGCGGACCGGACGGTGTCGGCGTGCAAGCCGATCACGCGTACACGATCGAGGCGCGCGCCGAGGTCCAGGCTGTCGCCTACACCACCAAGCTCCACAACACCGCCAGCAACAACGCAGGAAAACTGTTCAAGGAACGGACAACTTGCCTGGATGCCAACAGCCCGGCACCGGCACTGCTGACTCCCAACCAGGTGCGCCGCCTCACCCCGCGTGAGTGCGAACGACTGCAGGGCGCACCGGATGACTGGACCCTGGTGCCGAACGCTCAGGGAAAGCCGATGGCAGACGGACCGCGCTACCGGATGCTGGGCAACAGCTTCGCCGTGCCGGTAATTCAGTGGATCGGAAAGCAGATCCACGTAGCACACGAGGCATCCGCATGACCGCGCCACTTCCCGTTTCCCCGGCCGCAGTGGTCGCCGCCACCAAGGCATCGTCCCCGGTCGCCGCAGTGGTCGCCGCCATGCGCCGGATCGATCCGGCTGGCGGCCCTGTCGCCGCCGACCAGGTCCGCGCCTGGGCCGACACACTGATGGCCGAGCTTTACTCGGCTCACGTGGCACGCTGGGAGTACCGCCACGCGAACGACTTCGCCCCGGGCTGCTGGGCCGAAGCGAACGCCGAACAGGTCTACTACGGCCCGCAACGTGGCTTGGTCATCCGCGCTCTGTTCGAAAAGCCACGCGTGCCGCAGCCGGAGAAGGAGCACGTGTTCCAGAACCGCATCTGCACCAAGTGCGGCGATCCCGAAGACTGGGCCGGCCCTGACTGCATGCCGCCGGCGCCGCCGGTAGATCCGCGCAGCCGGCTTCCGTTCGACCCGCGCTGGATGCTGCAGCCGCTGCAGTGGCTGCGTGACGCCGGCCCCGTTGCCCTCAACCGTTTCGACCGGGAACACCGGTCCAGAGAAGCTGCCTTCCTGCTGGAGCAGCTGGAAGCCTTCATCAAGGAGTGCGAGAAGCCATGACACAGAAGCAGATCAGCCATCCCGAAGGCCTGCCCAACTGCGCCGCAGGCCACCGCGCGCGCCACATCCACGACTTGCGGGGCCCAGCCGCCGGTGGTGGTCACCTGGTCGAGTGCGCATGCAGGTCCACCCGTAAGCACCCGGATGCCGACGCGGCCCTGCGCGACTGGCGCCGACTGAACCAGCCCGTGCGCAGCGCGCGCACCGCGCGTGCACCAACGGCGTCCGACAACGTGGTGCAGTTCCAGCTCGGCTTGTCCGAGCGCAAGCCGAAGACCCAGCGCGCGGCGCTGGCGTCGCTCTGAAGGAGGACCCGATGGCCACAAAGAAGCAGGCCAACCCGAGCGCGAGCGCATTGTGCCTGTCCCGGCATTCGATGAGGGAGCTGTGCGGCACGCCCTACCGGGACCGGCAGCAGGAGTTCCTGGTGCTGAACGGAATCCCGCACTTCAAAGGCCTGGACGGATGGCCACGCGTGCTGTGGGCCACCCTGGAAGGTGGAGATGATGTGGAAACCGAAAAGGCTACGGCCGTCGCCGGCTGGCAATCGAACAAGGTGGCATGACGATGGGGCGGAAGCCGAACAAGCCGGGCGCGATTCCGAGGTTCCGGCCGCGCAAGCAGAAGTCGGGCGTGGTGCACTACTACTACGACCTGGGCGGGAAGCCGCGGAAAGAGCTTCCGTTGGGCAGCAACTACGCGCTGGCGATCAAGAAGTGGGCCGAGCTGGAAGGCACCCGCGAGGCACAGGACGTGGCGGTCATCACTTTCCGCCACGTGAGCGACGCCTACCGAAAGGAGGTGATCATCCACAAGGCGCCGCGCACGCAGCTGGACAACGCCAAAGAGTTGACCAAGCTGCTGGAATACTTCGATGACCCGCCGGCGCCGCTGGATGCAATACAGCCGGTGACGGTGCGGAAGTACATGACTTGGCGCACAAAGAGCGGCAAGGGAATGGTCCGCGCGAATCGCGAGAAGGCGCTTCTGTCGCACATCTGGAACTTCGCGCGCGACAAGGGCTACACCGCACTGCCAAACCCATGCGCCGGCATCAAGGGATTCAAGGAAACCGGCCGGGACATCTATATCGAGGACGACCAGTTCGAGGCGATGCGCGCGGTTGCCCACTGGTCACTTCAGGACGCCATGGACCTGGCATACCTAATCGGCCAGCGGCCGGCCGATGTGCTGAGCCTGACCGAGCAGGACGTCCGGGATGGCGCAATTCACATCCGGCAAGGGAAGACCAGGACGAAGCTTAGGATCGCAGTTGAGGGCGAACTGGCGCAGCTTCTGGAACGACTTAAGCGGCGGAAGGATGGTCGGAAGGTTCGAAGTAACAGCCTGATCATTGGCGAGCGAGGAAAGCCCGTGAGCGTCCGGCGGATGAGCGAAATCTGGGCAGCAGCGCGCGCAGCTGTTGGCGCTGATGTCGACGGCATCCACTTTCGCGACCTTCGCGCCAAAGCAGCCACCGACAAGGCTGATTCATCGGGCGATATCCGCAAGGCCCAGCACCAGCTCGGGCACACCACGGTGTCGATGACCGAGCACTACACGCGCAAGCGCCGCGGACATAAGTCCACGCCCACGCGCTGA